GGCGCGGAACTCGAGCAACTTCCACCCAGGTTCACCTTGTGCCCTGTTCCGCAGATCGTAGAAGTGATTCTGGCCTTTAGGTGTGCCGATAAACATTGCCCAGCCTTGACGGTCGGCTAGGGCAGGCCGGATCACTTCGTTCCAGATTTTGGGGTTTTGATCCCCCACCTCGTCCAGTACAACTCCATCAAAGTAACTTCCGCGAAGTGAATCTGGATTGTCCGATCCATATAGCCCGATTCGCCTATCCCAGAAGTCAACTCGCAACTCCGAGATGTTGGCAGATCCTCCGAGTGGCGCTGAGAAGTGAGTGAGGTAGTCCCATGCAACTCGCTTGGCTTGGCTGTAGGTTGGGGCAATGTAGGCATATCTCGGACGCTCTAGCTGGCACATCACCGCTGACTTTACCAACTGGTTGATGGCGCTGACAGTCTTGCCTAAACGACGATGCGCCACTACCACTGTAAAGCGGTGATCCTCCATCGCCTGATGGATCTCAAGCTGCGGCTCCCTCGGACTATAAGGGATGACTACTTCTCTGACGCCCATCGAATGACAGCCTCTATCGGCCCACCGTTATTGCCAGAGATTTCCAGCGGAAGCAGCTTGGGGTAAATCTGCGCCCAGAAAACTCGCTCGTTCTGCGGATCTTCCTTCGCCCACGCTACAAGCCTATCAGCGCCACCTAGCCCAGCAGCAGCAAAACTGATGGCTTCTTTGACTTGCATGGTCGTTTTATTAGGCACCCCTTTGGGTCTACCTCGACCTTTATTCGTTAATTTCTCAATCTGTACTTTATTTACCACTTTACCGACTCCTGTCTGGGTCATCGGTTGACTTTACGTTGATCGCTGACGGATTAGTTGGTCAACATCAGCGTTGCCTTTTTGCTCGGCAGTTGGAGCGAACAATGCTCGGCTTCTGCTGTCTGTAGTGTCTGGCTCGCACAGGTAATAGACTGCGAAACTGTTGCGGGTGACATCTGCTGGACAGGTTAGCGGGGCTGGTAGTCCATGCCAACTGCCACGAGTGTCGAAAATTATAGCCCGATTGAACTTTGGTTCAACTGCTTTTACCAGTGTGTCGGGGTCTTTGTACAGTCCTAAGTGGCCTCCCCACTCTGGCTTCCATCCTGGTGTCAGGTAGACAATCAGGTTTAACCGTCGCTGTAGGTGGAGTTTCGGGTGCAGGTTGTAGTCCAGGTGGACGTTTAGCTTTCCTCCCCTGCCGTGTTGGTGTAGCCCTCCACCGTGTAACCCGACATCTGGCATGAGGTCTGCCTTGGTCAGCCGCTCCAGTATTGCGTTGAAGTTAGGACTCAGAAGGTATTGGAATGCCTTGTATGTCTCAGGCTTGAAGTGATGCCAGTCGTTGCAAGTCTGCTTGACCTCAAGCGGATTGTCGTAGCGGAACCAGCAGTCATCGTCCTTGACTGGGAACTCTCTCGCTAAGTTGATCGGGTCAGCGAAAAAGTCATCGACAATGCAATGCCAGAATGGGTGGTGGTCGATAATCACTCAACACTCAGCATCTTAAGTGCTTCTTCCTCACCTGGGAATACAACAAAGTTGCGAGTTCCTTTGCCGCTATCTCTTGAACCTTGGTCTAAATAACGGATTCCTGGAATACCAGCTTCGCGCAGCTTTTGCGAAGCGCCAGCGTTACCGTACATTGCTTGCAGAAACGAGATCGCTCCACCACCAGTATCCATATTTGGAACCGCTTGCATACCTTTTACAAATGACAAAAAGTCATTAGCAACATTAGAAAACGGCCCAGAGTCAGAGCTAATTCCATAATCCATCTGCATTCTTTTAAGCACACCTGCCACATGCTTTGGAGATTTTGATATTTGTAATTGTTCTGCATCCTTCATTAGGTCACGCCTTGCCCACTCTGCGACTCTTGGTTGTTGCGCTAATTGCCTAACCTTCTCAGCAGCAACACTACCAACTCTTTCGACATCAGAAATTAATCCGTTTTTTTGTAGTGCATTAATAACCGATTGAGACTGTTCGCTCAATAATTTGTCCCAGTCCAGCATCTTGCCAATCATCTCGTCTGGAATGTCTACTGTGTAAAAAGCTCCTTGATTTTTTTCATACTTGGAGGCAGCTAATTTGTCACGAACTTTAGTTAAATAATCAATGTCATCAAATCTACTATTTTGAGTAATTTTATTATTCAAAACTTCTATTGCTTGTTTTTGCCCACCATATTGTGTGGCGTAATCAGCAGCCTCTCGCTCAATCATGTTTAATAAAGGCAACGGCTTTCCATCTAATGTCGCGGTATTCGATGTAAGATTTATTTGATACCCTTTTGCAACCCCTGGCGACTCAGCAAAATACAAACCATGCCCATAAGCCTGCGCTCCCTCGCCCGTCCCAATCTTGGAAGCGTCAAATTTGCTGAACCTGTACGGACTACCGTGGAACGCTGTAAGACCCAGCAACCCAGCTAGATCCGGCCCCATCTGCTTCGCCATCTGCGTAGCATCAACCAGCAACCCAGGAACCTGTGCCGCAGCCTTGAATGCACCAACAGGCGCACTGACAGCAGGCATATTGCCGACAGCCTGACCCGTCCTGTATGCCTGTTCCTCCCCGTACTCCGGCCTGTCCAGCCCCAACAGTCCCCGACCAAACGGGCCAGCAACATTAGCGAACGGCTGGCCGATGTTCTGTTGATAGGACTGATACGCCTGCTGAAGTCCAAGCGCACGAAGAAGTTGGCTCATGTCCATACGTCACCGCTTATTTCTGGCACTAATCGCTTTTGCCTTGGCTTTAGCATCGGCCTTGCTTGATGCACCCCAGGCTTGCAGAGACAGCAACAAACGAGTCGGCTTACCGTCCTTGCGCTCCGGCCCCGGCATATTGCCCATCCTCGCCAGGAACGATGCTCTGCGAGGGTTGTCGCCTGACTTTACCGGAGGCTTTAGGTCGCTGCCGGGGTTTTCTCGCTCGTAAGACTTGCGCCCAGCCTCGTTCAACCCGCCCTTGGGGTTCTTGCCAGCCTTGCGAGTCCATGCTGCACTCATTCGTCCATCATCCCAGCAATCTTGATGATGATCCCGCCCTTGCCTTTAGCCTGACCACCCAGCCACTTGTTGCAGACCATATCCTCTGAGCAGACAAAGTTAAGCTGGGCACAGTAACCCATGTCTTCGGCTTCTTCTTCCATGCCCTTGGCAATGCCATTTTCCAGACAACCTTGCATCTCGTCCGACTGTACGAACGCAGCGCAGTTCTCGCACTTGTACTCTGCGTCCTCGCCTGCTTCCATGTAGTCGGATTTCTCGACTGCCTTCTGCTTGTTGGCGTCGTTTAACTTGGCATCACCAGTTACGATTGGGCACTTCATTTTTTCCTCGCTGCTCTCATGTTGTCCACGAGGTTAGGGTAGGGTCGGCCAGCAGAGGCAGCCATCGCTTTAGCTGATTTCTTCTCTTTCTTGGACAGCGGATCAGGCTTGCCCAGCTTCTTCGGACGGGGCTTGTCCCAGATGGCTTTCATTTGCGCCCCGGCATCTTCTTGTAGGCTTTCTTCGGCGTCTTGGCAATCATCTCTTTTGCCACTGACATCGGAACACCTGTGTCTTTCGCCACCTTCTTACTGCCAGCGGCTGCGTACATGAGTCGCTGTTGAGCCTTGCTAGTGATCGGCATATCAGTCCTCGACGATAGAAGTTAGATGCCCGATTCGGCCTCGTACCCCTATTGTACCGACTTCGTTGAGAATGTCACGAGGCAAAAACTTGTAGAACCCGTGCTCCATGTCGAACACCTTTCCACCGTCCCACTGCTCGTGGAAGAACTTCTCTATCTGCTTCAGCGTCTCCAGCATCTGCGGAATCAGGTTGTAGTCAAACGAGTACAACCGAGTCATCAGCATTCCGTCCGTCCCAACGTAGTCCAACGGATAACCTGTTTGCCTTGCTTGGGCAAACGTAGCTTTGTTCGCAATGTGATCCGCGATATTGAAATGCTCGGTCAATACATACCGACCGGAAATCTTGAAGATGTGACTGTATCGGTTTGGAATAGTTGAGAGAATGTCTGTCGTCGTGTGCAATTCGATAGCGTTTTTGATATACGCAACGTCTCGGTCCGTTTTGCGAACATCTTGAATGAACTTTGACCCGTATTGCTTAACAGTCGCTCGAGGAAACACGACATTCTGATGCTCGAAACTTGATTCAAGAACCCAGATGGAAGCAATCGGACACGCTCGGTGAATGCTCTCAATCGTTTGATGCGTTTCGTGCAACCGTTGAGGATCGCCGTTAATAGCAGAAGTGACGAGAAACAGAATCACCATTTACCTCGCGTCGATTTCCACTCCTGCCGAGCAAACACCATCTCGCCGGAATACGGAAGCCCTGCGAAATGATCCGGCAGAAAGAAATGGCTAGGCCAGATCGTGAGATCACGGTATTCGTGGTTCACCCAGGTACTCGTCAACCTCGTCGGGCCTGAGAACTGCCATGCCATCAGGTCGCCAGGATCGTCATTCAACAGATCATCGACAATCTGCCCGATAAACGGATGGCTAGGGATCGCCCCTACCGCACCGTTAGACAGCAATCCGGGCCTGAGAAGCTCCGACTCCCACGAACACCAGACATCCGGCTCTAGCATCCAGTCAGGAATGGCCCTGGAAGGCTCTGAATCGGCGTCTAACGCGATCCCGCCGTGTTCGTATAGGATCTCCCACCTCATGCAGTCTGCAACGCCACAAAGCTCTGTTTTCCAGAAGTGCTTCATGTGCTTGGCAAGTCGCCAGCCTTTAGACAGGTCGGAGTTGCCCCAGAGGTTGACCTCAAAGTCAGGGTTGAGGTTTTTCCACCGCTGGATGGTTTGCAGCGGGGCTTTGGTCTCGTCGCCAACCCAAACGAAGTGCAGGATCTTGGGGATCACAAAAAAATCCCCCTGCAATAGGGGGAAAAGGAGGAGACGCTCACAGTTTATCCCGTTGCAATTCGATCTGTCTAGCGCAGATTCTGGCGTCTGCTGAGATTTCCAGTGCCAGGTTTATTGCGCGGTCGGTTTCTTTTTTTAGCAGCAGGTCGTGCAATTTCGACAAGTTCATCTTCATCGTCAGGTAATTCGTGATCCAGTCCTGCATAGTTTGAACTCCAGAGTTGATAGTTTTGCCGCATGACCCTGCGATCCATTGGTTCGAGTCCTGCGAGCCTTTCGTGTGATGTGTTGTTCATTATCCTTAAAAGTTGATCGCGGAACACTGGTGGATCGTAATCTAGCCAATCAAGGTATCCGTCAGAAGCGTCTGAAAACAGGAATCGACACGCTGTCCTGGCTTCGACGGTCATGATCGGAAGCTTGCCCTCCATGACAGGACGGTGCGTCATGTCTCGAATCGCCAGAGATACGACAGCGGCTAATAATCGGGCTTCAGGTTGTGAGTCCACGTTTGGCCTTTTCGATTGCTCGGTTGATCCAGCTTGGCGGGGTGGAGATTTCAGCCGATACGTAGTAGATCGACTGGTAGGGGTGGGAGACATAGACAGCGTTGATGGCTGCCCTGTCATCTGGCCCTAGTTTCTGGACTACAGCATCAACAATCTTCGCGTCTGTCTGATCTGCTAGCGGCTCTTTCCGCTTCCAAGCTGCCCAATTGTGTAGCCTCGACTCCACAGAACCTCCCCGATAGTGCGCGGAACCGTTCAGCCCCGCAGTGAAAACAAACATAAAGTTCGACAACAGAATGCTCAGTGATTGATTGATCGACAAGTCTGAAATCATTTTGGCAAGTCATGGCTCAAGTACCTCAGTTCGACGATCCTTGCACACTCTCGCAGCTTTGATACGTTCGTTCGCTTCATCACCTCAATTGCGATTGCAACGAAGGTTTCGACTTCAGCACGTTCATCGTCACCCCACCCGATCAGTTCTGCAATACAAGACTTGAGACGCTCGTCCTTTAGCTTTGCGATTGTCTCAACGACATACTCCAGGTCATCTCTCGACAGACTGTTGCGCTGCTGGACGAGTTCTATCATCCGTCCAGCGATCTGATCGACAGTGATCGGGTCTTTACGCATTTGTCTCCTTATAAGTTTTCAAATTGCTTTCTGTCGGCCATGGCAGGCTTCCGTGCCTTCGCCTTCCAAATTCGCTCATGGATTCACACAAGTACAAATTTGACAACCTGTTATCTAACCCTTGGTTGTTGATATGAATGACAACCTCGGTGCGCTTTATCATTCTCCCTAAGTATTTTGAAATAATTATCCGGTGCTCAGCCATGTATTTGCCTACATAGCCTTGGCGTTTTCCAACCAACACAAACTTATGATTAGCGTGCTTTTGCACATGCTCGCCGCCACGGAACCCATGGGCGTTCACTCCTGAGAAAAACACATTCTTACATTTAACAGAGCATGTGTACTGGTTTTCTTGTCTTTCTCTACTGATTGGATAAAACATCACGCCGCAAACAGCGCATGGTTTTTCTTCAAATGATCGCGATCCGACTGCAAAGCACTGCTTCGAGCAGTACAATCTTCGTCCATCCCCCCACGTTGCTGTTGATGATCGTTTCGCTATAAACATAGAACCACAATACAAACACGCTTTATCTGTTGGTTGTACACAGTTCCCTAAAAAACATTTCCGACTACAGAACCTTCTATCCGCACCGTGGTCGGGACGCGCCAAAAATGTGTCATTGCAGTTTCGGCATGTGTACTGTGTGCGAGGTAGCAAGCCAGATTTGTTGCGGCATGTAATAGAACAGAAGCGAGATTTGTTTTTCCTATGGTTAGGACATGCGTACTCTATCTTGCAATGCTCGCAAGTTTTAACAACAGCTGGCCCGTATGTCATGTGTTCTTCTCTTTTAGCTTTGCATCGACCATATAAACCAGCGCCTGCCAGTTGGTTCTATCGCCGAACGTCGCTCGATTAACCAGCGCACGCGCTTCGTCGTCCGTCAGTTCGACCCATTGCCGCTGTGCTGCGGGTGGGGTGGTGAGGATCGCTTGCCAGTGTTCGACTTGTGCATCTTCAAGGCGCAGGCCGCGCATCTTGGCGAACTCTGTGATGGCTTCTACTGCTGGGCCTGCTTCGTCAGTGCTAGAAAGCGTCAGCCGCTTTTCGCGTGAAGTCAGCCACCCCATGAAGTCGAACAGCACGCCAGCAATGTGCGAGTGCAGAACGTAAAGTTCGATAGGGTCGTATTTCGCCACAGGTTTCTGATTCATGTTGTGATCGCCACTCATGATGCGTACCCGTCTTTAATGATCTTTGCCTTCGCCTCTTCAATCGCACCGATCAGACCAAGCCTGTCTTGCTGCATAGATGTTTTGATCATGAATTGATTACGAGCTTTCCAGAACAGCATCACTACAACTGTGTCCGGGTTCTCGTCCATCGCCTCTTGCAAAACTTCGTGTGCAGATTCTTTGTATTGGTTGGGGATGTCTACGGGTTTTATGTTAGCCATGTCACACCTCAACCCGCTCTGTGATCTCAATAATC